GTCGCGAAACACCCGCGGCCGAGGCCCCAGGAAGGACCCATGACCCCGGGGGGGGGTAGGGGGGCAGAGGGGGGCTCAGCGTTGCCCCAGCTTGCGCGCCACCTCGGCCGCGAAGGCGCGCTTGACCTCGACGGGCCAGGCCTGGCCGAAGGCCTTGCTGAGGATCTCCTGGACGGGGAAGACGGGGCGCCTGGTCTTCGGGTTGGGGTCGATGGTGAAGACCCTGCGCGTGGTCTTGCCGCCGCGGCCAGCACGGGCGAACACGGCCTGGGTGGGGCTGCCTGGCTTGACCGGGGCGATGAAGTATTTGCCGCCGCCCTGTCGGGCTGACCCGAGCACCTTGGCGTAGGCACTGATCGTGTAGTTGCCTGCTGCCGTCTTGCGCAGCGGGCTGTTGCGGGCCGGGACCAAGACAGCGCCGGATGAGACGCCAGCGATCTTGGTGGCCGAGAGGTCAGCGCCTTTGATCTTTGGCGTGGTGCCTTCGACGATGGGGCGCAGGTAGCGACCAGCAGCATTGCCGCGGCCCTGCTTGTCGGAGCGGATGCCGATGGTGGTCTCGAGGTTGTTGGCCTTGGCGTACTGGACGAAGGTCGAGCCAAGGGTCCAGCGGGTGGGTTGATCGATAAAGCGCGGCATCGCTTCCTTGAGGCCGGACTGTGCAGCCTTGGCTGACTCGGTGAGGGCACGTGCTGCGACGAAGCGCAGGTTCTGATCGGTGAGCAGCCGCACCCGGCCATCGAGGCGCGAGAGCGCCTGGGTGTCGAAGTCGATGCGGATGGTCGTCATGGGTCAAGGGTAGGGGCCACGCCGGGTGGTCCGCCATCGCAAAAGCGGGCCAAATCGGGCCATCCACGGCCTTGCCGACCTGCTGACCTGCCTACCTTCGCCTTAGGAGCTAGGAAACCCCCTATCCCCCCCCTACTGCTACTATTATTATTACTATAAATAAAAGGTTAGAAGGTTAGAAAGGTAGGAAAACCGGCTGCCGCGCAAAGGGTTGGGCCTTGCCAACCATCAAACCTGAGGTTGGAAGAACACCCACTTCTGGCCCCCGTCGATGGTTTGCCGTCTCTTCCTGAATCCCAGGTCTCTCAAGATGGACGCCACCTGCATCTGGTCGCTTCGGGTCTGCCGTTCGATGGGTTTGAGGATCGCTTCGTTCAGCAGCAGCTCGCTGGTGATCGGTCGGTTGTAGTTGCCCGGCTTGCTCAGCCAGTGCTGGATGGGAGCGGACCAAGGTGACTCGACCAGGTAGTTGGTGTTCTCGGCCTCAACGGCCATTAGATCGGTGACGGCCAACTCGTTGCCTTCGCCGGCCTTGTAGGCGGCGACCGCAGCGGACCAGATCGCATCGCGCTCGAGGAGGAGGTTGGGCACGTCGATCGGGTTCTTGAGGGTGCAGGTGACGGGGATGACCCAGAAGCGGCGGTTGCCGGTTTCATCAACCAGGAAGCCGCTGTCGCGATTGGTCGAGCCGACGATGATGCAGCGGCGTGGGAAGGCCTCGGTGGCCTTGCCATAGGGCACGCGAAACATGTCGGTGCACTGGGAAAGGAACGCTTTCACCTGGCCAGCGTGCTTCTTGCTGGTGACGTGATCGAGCTCGGCCCACTCCATGATCCAGCTGCGATGCAGGACCATGAGGTCGTCCTTGGAGCTGATGTCGCGCAGGGCATCGGAGAAGAAGGGACCACCAAGCGCTCCCCAAAAAGATGACTTGCGGGCGCCTTGATCACCCATCAGCACACAGGCGTAGTCGTGCTTGCAGCCAGGCTCGAAGATGCGCCGGACTGCTCCGATGAGCGTCTTCTTGATCATTTGGTCGTAGAGCGTGGGCTCGCTGTGTGCGGCGTCTTCAGGCCGTAGGTAGGTGGATGCGAGCCGGTCGATGTAGGTGGGCGGCACCTGGGCGGCGACGTGCTCGAGGTAAAGCTGCACCGGGTCGTAGGGGTGTTCGTGGGCCACCTCGACCAGGCAATCGAGCGCCATCTCCTTGCTGGCCTTGTAGCCCATCTGTGCGAGCTGGAGGTAAAAGCGCTCGACGCCTTCGGCGACCTCGCCGCGGATCTCGATCTGCTGGGTGAAGACGTTGTAGCGGAACCGGGGTGAGCGGTCCTGATCGAGCACGCGGAGCATGTCGAGGAGCTCCTTAGCCTCGAGCTTTTGGGGTTTGTCCCCTGCGGGCTGAGCTGTGGGTGCGTCAGATGGTGCCTGCTGCTTGCGGGCTGGCTTGGTGGCTGGTGGAAGCTGGCGCTGCTTGGGCTGCCATCCGTCGTCCTTGGCGAGGTTGCAAAGGTGCCTGATGTCGCGGTTGCCGCTGGGCTTGAAACTGCGCCAGTGGCGCTCGCAGACGCCGGGCTCATATTTGGGCGACTGACGGGACCAGGCCTCCCAGTCGGAGAGCATGTGATCGCCAACGCTCTGCAGGCATTGGCCAACCTCAATCCAGTCGTCGTAATCGTCAGCGCGGGAGGAGCGAAGGGCATCGACCCAGATGCGCGCCCATTCTTCATCGGTGCGATCGCCAGTGGTGCGTGGCGCTGGCGGCGGCAGCAGTGGAAGCGGCTCAACGGGCTGCTGGGGCAGCATCTGCTCGATCAGCGCGAGGGGCGCATCGGCAATGGGAAGATCGGCGGGTGTGCGGCCTTTGAGCCAGCGATAGGCGCCGGTGGTCGGGTGCGCGCCGGCGACGACGGATTGGCAACCGGTCCAGCGCAGCTCAAGCTGCTCCTGCTTGCCTTCTTCGTCGTGCTTGCCGGTCTTGAACTTCCGGGTGCGGATGTCGGCCCAAAACTCCTCAGGGACGCGATAGATGATCTGAAGGCGGCCGGTACGGCCTGAGGTGACGGCCCAGGACTTGGGAAGGTCACGAAGCGGCACGCCGATCTTGTCGAGGATCTCACCGGCTGAGATGCCGTCGTGATCGACGAAGAGAAGGCCGCCTGATGCGGGGCCGGCGATCACGCCGATGGCCACGGCTCGACCGGCTGTGATCTCAGCAGTGAGCGCGGGCTTGTCGAGGGGGTTGTTTTGCCATTCGGTCTGGTAGGGGCGCTTGCCGTGGCCGACGGCGACGAAGGCCCACGAAGGTGGGAGCTGCTCAAGCTGAGCAACGAGCGGGTGGAGGGTCATGCATGGACCTGTGAGCCTTGAGATTGTGCCGGATGGTTAGCAAGGTTGGCAGGCGCTAGTCACAATTCGCAACGCATCCCCCACCGATCGGGCGACGCCAGCGATGCCACCGGCCTGGTGCACGGCATCGAGCCAGTGGCGCTGCTGAGGCGTGAGGCGGCCTGTGGGGGTCTTGACCTCGATGCTGCAGAAGACGGCCAGGCGGGCGCCCACCATGTCCGGGGTGACCGTGATGGTGCGCCAGCCGATGAGGTCAGCGGAACCGCGAGCCAGGCCAAAGGTGACCAGCCGGCCGGTGCGGGGGTCGGGCAAGGAGCCGACCTGGTTGCGGAACACCCGGGCATCGGGGTGGGTGCCAAGCGCCAGGCGGATGCGCTGCTGCAGGTCGGTCTCTTGGTTAGCCATGCTTGGCCTGCCGCGCGAAGTGCACGTGCTTGGCCCAGGCGACGGGGTTCTTCATGCCGCGAGCTTGTCCGATGTGGATCAGCTCCTGCAGGGTACGGGCCTGAGCCTGATGGCGCCGATCGCGATGGCGGGCACGTTCGACAGCTTCGCGAGCCAGCTGCTGCAACTCGCCTTCCTGCTGCTTGAGCTCACGGGTGCTGAGCTTGCTGGGGGTGCCGCAGACCGGGCAGATCGGCTGTGGTGCAAATGCAGCAAAACAGCTCTCGCAGGTGCGAACGCACGGCGCCGGTGGGCCGCCCTTACTGGTGCGTTTCCGGGCATCATCCAGCGACCATGGCCGTACATCGTCCGGGAAGCCATGGCGGTGGACGTTGCCGACGTGATCGAGGATCAGCGCGTGATCCTTACCTGGTGCGGGGCGCAGCACGCGGCCGACCTGCTGGAGGTAAAGGCCTTCGGACTGCGTGGGGCGCAGCAGGATGGCAGCCCCGACCGATGGCACGTCGGTGCCCTCGCTGATCACGTCCACCGATACCAGCACCTGCAAAGCGCCGGAGCCAAGATCAGCAATTAGCTGCTCGCGCTGCTCAACGGGAGTAGTACCTAGGACGACGTGCGACCGGATGCCGCAGTCACGAAATTGTCGCGCGACGTGCTCAGCGTGAGCTGTGGTGCAGCAAAAGGCGATGGCTGAACAGCCGCGGCCAAGGCGTTGATAGTGCTCAATCGCGTCGCCTGTGATGGTCGGCTTGTCCAGCTCAGCCGCGGCTTCTTCCGGTGCGTAATCCCCTGATCTGATTTGTATTTTTGCCAGTTGCAGAGTTGAAGCTGGCGCGTAAATTTTTGCCGGTGTTAGGAACCCTTGGATGGTGAGGTCCTGCACGGAGGGACCAAGTACCAAGCGATCGAACACTTTCCCCAGGCCGCGGCCATCACGGCGCACTGGGGTGGCTGTCACGCCCAAGCGGTAGGCCTCTGGCCAATGACTGAGCACGCTCCCCCACGTGCCGGCGATGGCGTGGTGCGCTTCATCAATAACGATGAGATCGGGCTGCCAGTGTTGGCGCTCGAGGCGACGGGCCAGGGTCTGGACCGACGCGACTTGCACCGAATGATCTGATGGCTCGAAGCCTGCGGCGATGATGCCGTGGGTGACGCCGGCCTGCGTGAGCTTCGCGCTGGCCTGTCGGATCAGCTCGCGCCGGTGCACCAGGATCAAAACGCGACGACCACGCTCGACGGCGCCAGCGGTGATGGCGGCGAAACAGACGGTTTTGCCCATACCGCATGGCGCCACAAGCAAAGGAGAGCGCGCGCCTGAGCGGTAAGCCGCGCGCAGATCGTCGATCGCGCGGGACTGATAGTCGCGAAGGATGAGACTCATGGGACTTGACCTGAGCTGCCGGGAAGAAATACCAAGGGCAGCGGCCGGATGCTAGCCGGACGGGAAGGAAATACTTAGAACTACTGGGGGAAGCGATGAACGGACGGGAACTTGTAGTAAGTTCTGGGGGTTGTCAGCAGGGACTGCCCATGAAGATCGGCGACTACCACGCCATGACCAACGTGGTGAGCAAGAGCCACCTTGACCAGATTGCTCGCAGCCCGCTCCACTACTGGGCGGCCTACCTCGATCCGAACCGCCAGCCACGGGAAGCGACGCCGGCTATGGCGATCGGTTCTGCCGTGCACACCCATGTGCTCGAGCTGTCCACGTGGGATGAGCGCTACGTGATGGCCCCGGAAGGGATCGATCGGCGCACCAAGGCCGGCAAGGAGCTGTGGGCAGCCTTCGAGGCCGATGCCGCCAGCCGCACCGTGCTGAGCCGCAGCGATGCCGAGCTGGTGATGCAGATGGGCCGCGCCGTCTGGTCCCACCCTGCTGCAGCGTTTCTGCTGGGGCGGCCCGGGCAGGCTGAGCAGACCTACCTGTGGACCGATGAGGCGACGGGGCTTGAGTGCAAATGCCGGCCGGACTGGATGACCTCCGACGGGCAGCTGATCGTGGACCTGAAGACGACTGAGGATGCCAGCTTGGCGGGCTTCCGCAAGTCGATCGGCAACTTCCGGTACCACGTGCAGGCCGCCTGGTATCTCGACGGCATCGAGCGCGCCACGGGCCGCCGGCCGGATCAGTTCATTTTTGTTTGCGTCGAGAAGAAGCCGCCGCACGCCGTGGCGGTCTATGCCGCCAGCGCAGAGATGGTGGCCACTGGTGCGATCACCGCCGAGGCTGATCTGGCCAGGCTGGCGATGTGCCGCGAGGCGAGCGAGTGGCCCGGCTACTCGAACCAAATCGAGACGATCGACCTGCCGCCTTGGATGCGGCCGCGGCCTGATGGTCAGCCGGCGATGGGCGTTGCTCCAGAGATCGAGGTCTACTGATGGACCAGATCGCCAACCTCATCTTGATTGCGATCACCACCTGGTGCGGCGCGGTCTTCATCCAACACTTCACCGATGCGCCACTGACCACAGCGGCGTTCGGTTCCTTCTTCATCCTGATGGCCCTCAAATCATGACTGAACAATCCACAGCACTGACCACCAGCTCGGGGGGCAGCGTGTTCTCCGGCATCCAGGCCTTCGAGGATGCGCAACGCATCGCCAAGGCGCTCGCCAGCAGCACGCTGATTCCGCCACAGTTCCAGGGGCAGCAGGGCTTTGCCAACTGCTTGGTGGCGCTAGAGATCGCCAGCCGGATGCGGATGAGCCCGTTCCAGGTGATGCAGAATCTGCACATCATCCACGGCCGACCAAGCTGGTCGAGCCAGTTCATCATCGGCCTGGTGAACGGCTGCGGCCGCTTCAGTCCGCTGCGGTACGAGATGACCGGCAACGGCGACAGCCTGGCTTGCTACTGCGTCGCCACCGAGCTCAGCAGCGGATCGGACCTCAAGGGGCCGACCGTGAGCATGGCGATGGCAAAGAAGGAAGGCTGGGCCACCAAGGCCGGCAGCAAGTGGCAGACGATGCCCGAACTGATGATCCGCTACCGGGCCGCGGCCTTCTGGGGCCGGCTCTACATCCCCGAGCTGCTGGTCGGCATCCAGACTGAGGAGGAGGTGGTGGACGTGCAGCCGGTGACGGTGCGCGCGGCTGAACCTGAGCTGCCGAAGGCGAGCCTCGAAGACCTGAATCAGCAGATTGCCCAGCCGGCCAAACTGGCTCCGGTGGTGATCACCCCAAAGCCCGCTAAGGAGGCGGCGACCGATGACCACGAGATCTTCTGAGTATCTGACGCCGGATGAAGTGGTCGCCCGGTGGCGGGGGTTGATCTCGAAGTCAACGCTCGACAACTGGCGATCAAGTCAAAACCGGGGGCCGCGCTTCGTGAAGATCGGCGGCCGCGTCCTTTATCCGTTGGATGAGGTCGTGGCCTACGAGCTCCGCAACCTGCGCGGCTTGCCCAACAATCCACCTTCCCAACCAAGAGCATGACCTTCAAAGCAAACGGCGCACTGTTCAGGAACACCGAGGAGAAGCTGCGCGCGCGGTTCAAGGATCGCTATGACGCGAGCAAGAGCTACCCGATGTTTGACGGCGTGATCAACGTGCCGGCCGATCAGGCGTATGCGATGGCTGAGTACCTGATGAACGCGCAGCCTGATGAACGGGGCACGATCCTGATGCGGATCAGCGGTTGGCGGAAGGAGCCACAGGGCGGTGGCGATCCCTATGTGTCGATGGCGATCGAGCCCGACTACAAGACGCAGAAGGCGATCGAGGAGGCCAAGGCGACCGCGGTGCCTGCTGCTGCGGCCAGCCTGGCTGCGGCAACCAGCGGCGTGGTGGTTCAGGCCGACGTGTTCTGACGCATCAGCAACAGCTCCAGGCGCGCGATCTCATGGACCGCAGCCTGGAGCATCTCCTGCTGCCGGTAGGTCTGCCGAAGAAGCTGGGCAGCAAGCTGTCCGGCTTTACCGTTGGCCTCAAGCGCGCGGCAGTCGGCCTCGAGCTTGAACAGCTTTTCAGGTGGGATCTCCACCTGCAGCCATTTCCCAAAATCCATCCGCTAGGGGCAGCTGCCCCATGTTGCCCATGAAGTGTCCGAAGTGCACTAGCAGCAAGATTCAAGCCGCAATCACGAACAACAGGTTCGATTCGCAGACGGTGCGGAAGCGCCGGTGCGCTGACTGCGGCCACAACTGGTTCACGGTCGAGCTGCAGGTGAGCCGCTACCTGATCGGCTGGAGCAAGCAGCATCAGCAGAAGCCGGTGCTGCGGCGGCCGACCACGTTGGAGCCGTGGGTGACGCCGTGGGAGCCCGCCGATGTGCCAGATGAAGAAATGTGACAAGCCCCTAGGCAGTGCACCGCCCGTGGTGCCATCATTAGGGGACCGGAGGCGAACGGCCCTCCACTCGGCAGCCCAGAGGCTGCGCTGAACATGCAGGCTCAGATCCTGGCCCTGATCGCTCAGTTCACCGCTGAAGCTGACCAAATCGCTCAAGAGCTGCGCGGTTTTCTGCCCCACAGCGACCCCGGTCGCTACCTGGAGCTGACCCGTCGCCATGGCGACCTGCAGCGCTGGATTCGCACCTGCGAGGCGCACGCTGCCTGAGCCCTTCGGGGCTCCTTGCCCTTTACCTCTTCACCCCATGCTCACCTTCACAGCCCTGGTGATCTGGAAGCTGCTCTTGCCGCTGCTGGTCCTGATCGCCGTGATCGACTGGCTCACCGCTTCCGACGATCGCCGCATCCGCATCCTGCGCCGCACCGGCCTCACCCAGCGCCAGATTGCTGATCGCCTCACCCTCACCCGTTACCGCGTCCGCAAGGCGCTCGCATGATGATCACCAACACCTGGATCAACCGCGCTGCTGCCTTGGTGCTGCTGCTGGCCGTCTATGCCCTCGCCTACGACAACGCCAAGCAGGAGGTTGCCCAAGCGCACCACAATCACCCGGCTGCTCATCTGCCGCTGAAGCCATGACCACGCCCCGCCAGTTCTACTTCCAGATCCGTTCGGCCAGCGTGATCGAGTCGATCACGGCGCACACCATGACCGAGGCCAAACAGATCGCCGAGCAGTCCGGCTGGCTGCCGTGGTGGGATGAAATCGAATGGCTCAACCCGGAAACCGTTACCGACCCAAGCATCCATGACTAAAACGACAGGAGCAATGCTGCCCTGGCAGTGGAGCGAAGAACTGCCCACCAGCAAGCATGGGGAAGGCGTGAGCCGACCTCGACCTGGCAGTCGAACCCGAGAGTATCGAGTGCTGGTTTTCAAGCCCGGCGCTCGGCCGATGATCTGGATCACTTACGCGGAATCGAAGCGCCACGCGATCCGCTATGCCCAGGCCCGCTGGCCCGGCGCTGAAGTGGAGGTGTCGTGATGGGTGACCACATCCGCGCAAAGCTGGAAGCCCTGATCAGCGATTCCGGCATGTTTAATGCGGGACAGCAGGATGAACGGTTGCGGCTTTGCCGGCTGATCGACATCCGACTGGATCAGCTTCGCCAGCTGGCCAGCCATGCGCACGTCTCGGCCCGCCGGGAAGAACTGCTCAGCATCCGCCAAGCACTACGAGACCACCCATGAAGCAATTTCAACTAGATAATTGCCGCCACGAAATGATGGAGGCGCTGTACGTCAAAAGCGGGAGAGCGGATCTGCCCAAGGGCCATCCGCTGCGCTCCACCTACACCGGACTGTGGCAGGAGTTTTGCCAGGACCTCGGCCCCAACTTTCGGGACACCGACTACGACCAGTTGCACGCTGACGTGTGCCAGGCGATGGATGACACCGGCTCAGTGATGACCGCCAAGCAAGCGCATCAGGCAATCGCCACCTGCCGCCGTCACCTGCTGGGGAAGTGGGCATGAGCATCTATGCAGCCAACAAGGCCGTCATGGACCTCCTAGGTCTTCCCTTTGATCATCCAGTGGTAAAGATCGAGATCACGGCCACCCCAGAGGATTATCCCCGGGTGATCGTCACTCAACTACTCACTGACCCGGCGGACACAACAGAGGCCCGCCTGTTTTACCTTGTCCCCCGCAACGAAAAACCTTGCGACGTCTCTTGATTTTGCTGGCCATGCTCACCGCACCAGTTCAGGCCAGGACTGTCACGGCCACGGTCTATCACCCTGATTTCAACGGCCAGCCCGACTACTGCTCGGGCCGTCCCTACCAGCACTGGGGCGTGTCGGCGGCCCATCCTTGGCTCCGCTGCGGCACGTTGGTGACCGTCACCCACCGCGGCCGCTCGCTGGTGGTGCCCATTCGGGACCGCTGCGACTGCAACAGCATCGACTTATCCGCTGGGGCGGCCTATCGGTTGGGCATACCTCTTGATGGGATAGGAACCGTGAGCATCAGCTACTGATGGCGCCGGATGTCTTCACCGCCGGCGGACTTCGCGTCGAGCGCCGTCACGATCGCTGGAACGGCACCAGCTACATGGCCTGGCGGCCCCACGTTTCGATGCTGTTTACCGACACCAAAGAGCTGCTGCGTTTTATCGGGTGGCCTCGGAAGACCCCGACAGGCGACGCGCTGCGCGCCTGGCTGGATGTCAAACCTGCCGAGCCGGCGCTAGCAGAGCCAGCAGCTGAGGCCAGCGGCTTTGGCCCTGACCCTGAAGATCCCAACTACCAGACCCGCACCGTTATCTGATCGAAACGCCAATGCCTGACATCGATTTGGTCAACCAGCCACCGCACTACCGCCAGGGTGAGATCGAGTGCATTGACGCGATCGAGGCCGCGCTGACGCCCGAGGAGTTCCGCGGCTACTGCAAGGGGAACGCGATCAAGTACATCTGGCGCGAGCGGCACAAAGGCTGCGTCGAGTCCTTAAAGAAGGCGCAGTGGTATCTCGCCCGGCTGCTCGGCAAACTGGAGCCATGAACGGATCACACTTGGCAAGCCTGAGCTTCTGGGAGCGGCTGGCGGTTGCGCTGCTGGTGCGCAGCCCCCGGACCAGCCTGCTGGTGGTAAAGGAGCGTGACACCTCGATCGTGTTTGTGTCGGCCGATCAGTCCGATCCGGTGGCGGCCTATGTTGTCTCGGGCCTTGACGAAGACGAACCCGCCAGCATGATCCTGGAGCGGCTTTACCACTCGCCAAGTTACGGCGAGGTCGAATGATCAGTCTCTACGGCGGCCGGTTGCTTCTCTTCTGCGATCGTGCCGACCGTAACTGGCACGCTCGCGTCGTGCTGGGGCCAAAGCCTGAACACCAGCTCGAGGCCAACACCGGCACGATCCGGCTGCAAGATGCGATGCTGCGCGCGCAGTCGATCTTTCAGATGGCGCGGGCCAAGATCCGGCCGGTCGGTGCGCCGACGATGTGCTGGGACTGCGTGCAATGGGAGACGATGCGCAAGCGCTGCAATCTTGATTTCCCAGAAGCGCGCCAGAGCGGCGGCCGTTTTGCCGCACGATGTGAGCTATTCGTGCCCGATCGGCCATGAGTGAACCGGTGGTGATGAGCCGCATGGATCGCGACGGCGGATGGATCGAGACGCTTGAGCCCGCCGGTGGTGGTGAGCTGTACTACCGCAGCTGCGCCCATGGGGGGTGCCGCTACTCGAGCGACCTATGGCAGGCGGAGCTCTATCTCAACCACCTGCTGACGCGCTAGGTCTCACCTGCCACCCACCGAGCGATTGCCCACTCGCCGATGGATGACCAGAACGGCTGCTGGCGATACCAGTCCACCCATGGCTTGTGACCCTTCTGGCTGTTGCACATGAGGCAGCAGCTGACCAGGTTCTCGCGGACGGTCAGGCCGCCGTGCACCTTGGGCACCACGTGATCGAGCGTTGGGCTGCGGCCGAGCGGGTCGTCGCAATAGGCGCAGCGATAGTTCCATGCCAGGTGGATCTGGTCGCGGGCCGATCGCCGGGTGACCAGGCGGGTGCCGTCAATGTGTGCTTTGTCCACCAAGATCGAGCGGCAGGGGCAAGGCCTCGACTGAAAGCTCGAGGATGTCGTCGTCGTTGCCGATGTGCTCTGTGATGCGGCTGTAGAGATCAGCCGGCAGCTCGTCTGGATCGGTGTCTGAGCGGTAGATCACCTTGGCGGTGATCTCGATCAGGAAAGCCTGCATGGGATGACCGCCGCTGGGCCAACGGTAACGGACGCGACCTGATCGGCTGGAGTGTGACGGATTGTGAACGGGCTGGCCTTGATCGAGGAGGGGCACCGTCGGCGGTGTATAGTTAGTTCATCGGGGGCACGGCTCCCACCGCTTTCCAAGCCATGGCTAAGACCACCCTGACCGCAACCCTTCCCAACGGCGAGATCGCCAAGCGCACCACCGAACGCACCTACACCCATGCCGTGTGCTTCGACACCAAGGCGCTGAGCTGGTGCGGGTCCTTCGCCCTAGCTCAGAAGCGCATCGCAGCCATCAGCTGCCCCAAAGTGCGGGCGATGCTGCAGATCGTGCCGGTCAACGCCTAACCCTTACCGGGCCGCTTCGGCGGCCCTTACCTTTCCACCCATGACCTACGCCATCGAGATCGGCCCCTGGCTGGACGGACCGTTCCCCACGCACATCGCCGCGCAGTATTGGGCCGAAAGCCACGGCGTCGATGACTGGCGCCTATGCGAGATGGATGATCCCGCCGAAGCGCCCGGCAAGCTGGCCAGGATGCGGCAAGCTGATCGCAGCAACTCTCCCACCGCTGAAAATCACACTGCCTGCCGACCTGCACCAGCAGGCGATTGCTGTGGCCGATGCGCGCCGAGGCAATCGCCGTCGAGCTGGATCCTTCGATCATTCCGGCGGCCAGACATGCCCCGCCACTGACGTACCAGGCGCCATCGCAGAGGTGGCTCTGCACCTGTTCTTCGATCTGCCGATCGACTGGGAGTTTCTGGCCACTGATGCCGGCTTCTGCGAGCCCGATGTGGGCGGCCTCTGGGAGGTGCGCGCCACCGTGCGGCCAGGCAACCGGCTCTATTTGTTTGAACGCGAGATCACGCCGCAGAAGCTCGCCGCACCTTTCGCCTGGATCCTGGTCGATGGCGCCACCTGCCACCTGCGGGGCTGGGCGATGGGGCGGGAGATCATCAGTCGCGGAATCCGGCAGCAAATCCAGCGTGCTCCGAGCTACTTCCTAGCCAACGATCGGCTGCGACCGTTTGTCTCACCGAGGGTCACGTGGTGGGCTGCGGGCTTCTGCGCGAATAGTGCGCAAACGGCCTCGGCGAGCTCCTGCAGCCCGTCTGAGCTGTTCGTCTAAGTGGCTGATCTTGCTGCGGTTTTTGGTGCCCAGGGGCGGAATCGAACCACCGACACTGCGATTTTCAGCTTCGTTCGCAGCCTTCACGTTGGTTCACGGATCTTCACTATCGCTCTGATCCATCACGCCTTTTCTGATTGACCCGTTCACGGTCGTTCGCGCAAGATCCCGGCCGTTCGCGCAAATCTGCGCGAATAGTGCGCGAATGGGAGAGCGTGAAAATGAAGCGCGAATGGCAGCCCGATCGGAAGATCTCCGGCCTTGGTTTGATGATCCTGCCGACTGGCGTGCGCACCTACTACGTTCGCTATCGCGAGCCCAGCGGCAAGCAGCAGACGCACAAGATCGGCCGCGCCGAAGTGGTCAGCCTGACCATGGCGCGCGAGGAGGCGATCAAGATCCTCGCGGCGGTTGCCAAGGGTGAAGCACCGGGCACCGACAAGCAGCTGCTGCGCCAGGGCAAGACGATCACCGAGCTCGCCGAGCTGGTGAAGGACAAGCACTATGCCAAGCACGTCCGGGCCTCCACAGCGACCGGCTACGAAGTGCTCTGGCGGCGGCACATCCTGCCGCAGATCGGCGCGGAAAAGGTTGCCACGCTGCAGGCCATGCAGGTGATGGACATGATCGAGGAGCTGCCCCGCGGCCAGCAGAACCGCGCGCTGGCGGTGCTGCGCAAGGCCATGAACCTTGCCGAGCTCTGGGGCATCCGCGCCAAGGGCACCAACCCATGCAAGGGGATCCAGGCCAACACCGAACGCAAGCGCCGGCGCTACCTGACCCGGGACGAGCTGAAGCGGCTGCTGGCGGCGCTGGACACGTTCGCCGAGGCCGGTGTGCGGTGGCGGTTTGCGCAGCTGGTGCGGCTGCTGCTGGTCACCGGCTGCCGCATCCGCGAGCTGATGTGCGCGCGGTGGCAGTGGATCGACCTCGAGCTGGCGGTGCTGAAGGTGCCGGCCGAGGCGCACAAGACCGGGCAGGATGGCGACGAGCGGAAGGTGCATCTGCCGCCGGCGG